TGGTTGAACAAACTGCTGTCTAGTGACGTCGCGGGTGTAAACTTTGGTGGTAGCGGCAGTGGCACTTTTGGTGAAGGCGATTACTGATTATGGACAACCCAACAATTGAACCAACAGGCGGACTGCCGCTTGTAAAAGGCGAAATGCTTGGCAAGAGCGGACTGAACGTTCTTGGCAATAAGGGCGTCGCACTTGGTATGGACGACAGCGCCAGTATCCGCGACTACCTACAGCAAATGATCAACCAACGTCAGGCATACAAAGGTAGCTTTGAGCAGGGCATGGATCAAATGCGTTCTGTTCTTGGTGACACTCAAAACCAGATGGCTCAGAACATGCAGGCGCAGAGCACTAAAGAGCGCACCAACGAGCAAGACATATTCAACATGCGCGTCAACATGGCCCAGTTGAAGACACAAGAGGATCGCCTGTTGCAAGAGAAGATGCAGGCGGCCAAACAACAGTTCATGATTCAAAACACCCTGCGCGCCGCGCAAGGACTGCCTCCACTGCCTGAACCAAGTGAGGGTGGTATGGCACAGGCACCTCAGGCAGGCATGGCCCCACCTCCTCAAGTTGGTGCGGCTCCGGCTCCTCAGGGTGGTGCGGCTCCTGCCCCTCAAGGCGGCGCCGAGGCTCCTCCATTGAACGCACTACAAGCGGCCACAATAGCACAACTGGCAGTGGCCAACCCGCAAGAGGCTCTTAAACAAATGTTGTCTTTGACCAAGCCAACTGACTTGCAACGCGAGTTGAGTTTCTTGCCTGCGAACGTGCGTAACCAAATCATCACGGCGGCCAAAGCAGGCAACATGTATCAGCCGTTCAAGTACTACGACGCCAACGTTGGTAGAGAAGTTGAAACAAGCGCCGCGGACATTATTGGAAAAATGTTTAACGTGCCTTCACAGCTTGGTGGCGCACCTGCAGGCCCCGCGCCTGCTACTGGTGCAAGGCCACCTGTGGCTAGTGCTACCCCCGCAGTCGCACCCGCAGTAGCCCCCGCAGTCGCCCCTGTAGCACCTGCTCCAGTGGCCGCGGCCCCTGCACCTAGCGCTCCTGTTTCTGAGGCCGTGACAAGCCTTAGAAACCTGCCAAACCCGAACCCAAGAAGCTCTCCTTCTTACGCCGAGTTTGAAGCAGACAGAAACAAGAAGATTCTTGAACAGCAAGCTAAAGAGGCAGGTGTGTCCGTTGCAGGCCAAACACGCGAGGCAGAGAAAGTTGCCGAAACAGCCGCTGAAGAACAGAAGCAACACAGCGTTGATGTGCGAGAGGCACAGAATAACGCCATGATTGCGCAAAACATGCAAAAAGACATTCGCAAGGCTGATGCGCTTTTAGGTAAGCTTGCGGGTGGTGGTGCACAGTCTGCGTTCTTTGGTTTGATTGACGGTGGTATTCAAGTTGGTCAACTTGGCTCTGTGAACTTGCCTAAGTTTACAGAGGCTGTGGTTAAGATGGATCCAAAGGCCAAAGACCCTGCGGTCATGGACGCGTACATTCGTGTGGCCAAAGACGTAGAAAGCTTAAAGCTTGCCTACTCTCGTAAAGTGTTCCAAGGCCAAGGCGCCGTAACAGAGAACGAACGTAAGCTGATTGACACTGCAGTGGGCGATGTTAACCGCATGTCCCCCGCCAACTTGATGCGCATGGCCAAGGCCACAGAACTTGAGGCACGCAACAAGGTCGACCAAGATCGTTTGTGGAGCCAGATGAAAAACGCGGGCATGTCATGGTCTCAGTATAAGAACAGCAATGAGCTCAAAGACATGCAACGTAAACAATTCTACCGCACTGCTAAAGCGTTTGGTATTGACAACGCGGTGTACCCCGGAGACCCCGCACGATGACCGGACTTGAATCTCTCAGCCCAAAGCAACGCGCCACAGCACAGCGCGTGATTGCGGAAGCAAAAAGGCAAGGCGTGCCCCCTGAGTTGGCGTACGGCATGGCCATGCAAGAGAGTGGCTTTGACCAAAGCAAAAGATCTAAGACAGGCCCCACTGGCGTGATGATGCTTGGTAAAGCGGCCGCCAAGGACATGGGTGTCAACCGCCATAACGAGATGGAAAATATTCGTGGCGGTGTTGCGTACATGAAGCAAATGCTTGACAAGTACCAAGGCGACGTGGACAAGGCTTTGATTGCCTACCACGACGGCCCTAACAGTCCATATTTTAAATCAGGGCAAGCTAGTCCTGCCGCTGTAAACCACATTCAAAAAGTTAAAGGATACGCAGGTATGGCCACCCCAGCTACTTCCGTTGTTAAAAATCCCCCTGCGCCTGAAGCCAAAACAGGATTCAACATTGAGATTGAGGACATTGAGCCATTAGATCTCACAGGCCTTGCAGGCACGACAGCAACACCCCAAGGCTTCGGTCGTCCTCGTGACATCACCGACGTTGCGGCTGGTGGCGCTGGCGCCATGGCAGGTTTTGCTTTTGGTCCGGATAAACCAAAGAGCAAAAAGCAACTTGAGCAAATGCGCATTCAGATTGCCGCAGACCGCTTGAAGCAAGCAGAAGCGCAAACCGCCGCGGCCGCAAGCGCGGCAAACAAGGCGCCAATGTTTGGCACAGGCAAGGACAATTGGAACGTTAACCAACACAATCAAATGTTGGCCCAGACGTTAGCCAATCAACCTAGTCAAGCCGCCATGGGTCAAATGGAACCAGCGATGCGTGCAAATCTGGCCAAGGCGCAGTCTATGTACCCCAACATGGCGCTTGCAAGCCCTGAGTCGCTGATTGCCCTTCCCAACACCGTGGGTCAAGGCAACAAAGTATTACCTGCCACCACACCAGCACCCACTGGAGGTTTACCCACGACAATAGTTACACACCCCAAGCCAATTAACTTTGGCTCGCGTTCCGGTCAGTTGGGTAACACACTTGCGGGTGGTATGGTTACCGCACAAGGCGCTGACGCGGCACAACGCGCCGCACAGGGCGACTACGCAGGCGCAGGCCTGTCTGGCATTAGCGCGATGGGCGCCGGTGCAACCTTTGCGCCAAACCCTAAAGCCAAAGTGGCAGGTGCGGTTACAAGCGCGGCAGGTGCAGGTTTGCAATACCTGTACGACCTTTTCAAAACCGACGACGAAACCAAGTCGGTGTTGCAACCAGAAGGCACCCCCGTCAAGTATAAAAAAGGTGGTGCAGTAAAAAAGTCGGACGGCGGCCTGCCCGCCGTTGAGCACTTTGACGGCGGTGGCCGCACTGGTATTGCAAAAACTGTTGCCGGTAAAATTGCCGGCGCGTTTGGTCAGGCCCCCGGCCAGTTGGTCATGCCCACTGCCGAAGAGATTGCAAAGTTTTCTGCCAAACCAACCAAACAGTTGAAGTTTAGCGAGGCCATCAGGCCCTACCAAGACCACTACCTTGGTGTGCACATGTCTGACAGACAGGGCGTTCATGGCGGTCGTTGGGGTGGCACAGGCTTCCCTAACTTCCAAAACGTCAACCCTCTCCACGCGGCCAACAAGGCTGTGTGGATGAACGACAGCGAAGAGGCCGCAAACAAGCTAATTCAAACCTCTAGGGAATTCAACGGCCGTCCCATGGTCAACACCAACTACATTGGTGCGCCAGACCAACACAGGTCCAACAAGACCGTGTTCAACGACATTCTCGACACGTTCTATCAGAACCAAGCGGCGGGCCAAGTAACACCAGAGCAAATTGAGAAAATCAACCAAGCCATTTTGAGCAAGGCCAAGACAACAGGCACGCTTAAAAACCTCCCGTTCAACGACAAGTTTGACATCAGGGACAAGGACGCAGTCAGGGCTATTGCCGGACAAACGTTTGAGGGCCGCAAGGCCATTGGTGATCTGCTTGGTATGGGCCTTGGAACACGCAAGCCCCCAACTGTGCCCCAATACGCAAGCATCCTAGACGCACACGCTGACCCCTTTACCAAGGGCGCGCCTACGAGCGCGGTTGGTACACGTTTCTTTAAAGTTGACGATGTGCCTGCGCAGTACACAGACGACGTGTTACACCCTGACTACCGTTGGAAAGTAACGGGCGAAGACCAACAGGTGCAGTTCCCCGCGGTGCCACAGAGCATTGCTGTGCGTGACTGGTACAACGAGATCAAACCGCGTATCGGCATGGAGCCCCACGGCAACGCATGGTTCTCTTATCCAAAGCGACCACAGCTTATCAGCAAAGACTACATAACCATGGCAGAGGACGCCGGTTATGCAGAGGGCGGCCTAACTGGTGTACAGCACTTTGACGGCGGTGGTAAGGTGGGTGGTTTGACGCGAATTGCACAGTCCGCGTATGACATGCTCAAGCTGACGCCTGAGAAGGTTGAAGCATGGCGTAAGATGAACGCAAAGCCGTACAAGCAACAGCAGGACCCTCAACTAGCCCAAGCGCTTGAAGCGTACATGACAGGCAAGATCTCACAGGCCGACTACCTGCGCATCATGAACGAGCGCAGGCCAATTCGCCCGTTGACTGAGTTGCCAACCGCGCACTCTAATATTGACATTGTGTCTGCATTGGACAAGAACAAAGCCGACAGGGGTATTCTTGGTTTGAACCTACAGGTGCCAGAGGGCATGCGCGTGGGTAACCGCCTTGACATCCCTGCATACGAGCGCTACGGCATTTATGTGGACACCATGCACGACCCTGCGGGCAAGCCAATTGGCTACGGCCACACGGGCCATTTAAAAGACGTGGAGTTTAAGTCTGATCCGAATAAAGCCATCCGCGTGGGGCTTGGGACCAGACCGCAAGGGTTGACACCATTGGCCGCGGAAGAGGGCGCTGATAAAGGCCCGTTCGCCATGATGGTGGGCAACCAACAAATAACCAAGGACGAGGAAGTCCGCAGGATGCTTGCAGAGGCCTTGAAAGACCCCACATGGCGCCAGATCGGCATGAACCCGTACCGTGGGTCACAGTTCTACGACAAGGCCGACATGCAACCAGTGTTTAGTGCGGCTGAAAAGATTCAGGCCGGCCCACTGGTGTTGGCCCGTGACGTAGAGAAAACATCGTGGGGTGACCCACGACTAAAAACCAGATACGGTGTGAACTACGCCAAGGGTGGTTTGACACACTTATAAGCGTGGAGGAGAAGAGCGGCTTCCAAACCGCCCCCTCTTCGCCCTTATTTGCGGTAGCGTGTGTCGATCCAAGACTCTGCCGCAAGTGGAAAGTCTCCCGCCCAACTTGGTGGTGTGGTCAAAGACTGCATCACCAGTTCTTCAGTTTGTTTCGCGTCTTCAACACGGCATAACGAAAGAATTTCATCATGGATCAGGTTAATCACCGACACGCCTTCACCCTCCAGTTTAAGCGTAGCCTCGGCAAGAAAATCTCTTGCGGTTCCTTGAACAGAGGACTGGAAGATACTGGAGCCGATCAGCTTGTTGCGCCCCCACTTGCGGGTAAAGGTGTTCTGACTGGTGACGTACACCACGTCAGCCAACTTACCCCATGGGGTATACTCCTTGACGACCTCAGGGGATTGCCAACAAATTAGGCGGCCACTGGGCAGTTGCATCCACAGCGCCCCTTTAGCAACCTTAAACGTCACCTTACCGGCCTTAAACGCGCGTCCTTGCTCGTTAATGGCGTCGATGGCCGCCTGACCCATCAGGTACCAACAGTTCTTCACCTTGGCATAAGACAGCCTGTACGCGTTCACGGCGTTCTCCGCCTGTCCGAGGTCCAACATCACCCCCATGCCCTCTGCGTAGGCCACAAGGCCCTTTGCGCCCTGCCCAAACATGCAACCGAGCACAGCGGACTTACTGACCTGACGCATGTCCTTGGTCACCTCTTCGTAGGGCACGTTGTACAGGCTTGTTGAAGCGAACGTCTTGTACTCGTCCAGACCTTGGCGGAACAACTCCACCTTGTCATTCTGGCCCGCGATCCAAGACGCCACCCTGTTCTCAATCGACGACAGGTCAGCGTCCACAAAGGTGTACCCCTCAGGCGCCTTGATGGCGTTGCGTACAATCGACGAGCACGCGTCCATCACGCGGTCACCAAAGCGCTCCTTCATGGCCAAGTAGCCCCCGTACTCCAGACCAATCTGCACCGCGTCTACGATGTCTTGGTCCTTCATCCACAGCGCGGGGCGCGCGATGTTCTGCAGGTTGATACCACGACTGGCCCAACGACCCGTGGAGGCGCCGTGGTACACCAGACCGTTACGAATGCGCCCACCCACCTGCACGTCGGCCATCTTGTTAAACTTGGTGACAGACGTCTTGGACCCTTCGTAACGTAATCCCAGTACTTTAACAACGTCCTTGTTAGAGTGCGATTTCTTTGTTGCATTCTCAATTGTTTCGGCCTGCATGTCTGGCAGGTCCAAGCCGTTGGCGCGGAACCAGTTGAGCAACTGCTCACGCTTGGACACCTCAATGCCTCCGGTGATCTTGGTGATCTCTTCGTTAATGTGGCCCATCTCGTTGGTCACCACGTTGATAATGTTGTCCAACTCCGAGGGGTCCACGGGAACACCGCGTTGGTTGATCTTCTGCGTGGCAACCCAAACAGCCTGTTCGACCGCGGACAGTGGGCGCAGTTTGGCCACGATGGAGATCTCTGTCTGCACGTCGCGCTTGCAGTACTCGAACATTTCGGCCAGTAATTCTGGGTCCTTGTTGAACGTGCCGTCCTTCTTGGGCTTGCTCAAAAGCTGAATGAGCTTCTTGCCGCGCTTGTCTTTTTGGAAGTCAGCCTGCATCACCTCACCGGCCGTGTCCAAGTCTTGGGGGATGTTGTTGGCGGCCGCTATGGCCATGGAGTCGATGAGTTGACTCCACGTGATTGTAGGCCAACAAAAACGCTCACCCACGCGGTTCCAAATATGGTACTCAAACGACGCGTTCCATGCGGATACTTTGCCGCCATTTATCATGTGGTCAAACACCCACGCAGGTACTTTGTCGGGGGCCCACACCTGCACGTCGTCCGCGGTAAAACCTGCGGCTATGCAAATGATTTCTGTTGTGGGGGAGGATGAATAAACATCAAGGCCGTGGACCTTGAGATCGACCTTGCTACGGGTCTCGAAATCGATTGAAAGAACTGACATAACTGCTCCTAAGGCATGCAGACGAATCTGCGTTGATAAAAAAGAGCAGAGAGGTTTCCCTCTCTGCTAAAAGTCCAACCAAGGACTCACCATGAAACACACCGAAACTATAACACAGGTTTTGGCTCTGGTTTCTTTTGGCCAAAAATCTTGTCGTAATTTTCCGAATACTTTTTCTGGTCTGTTGGGCGTTGCTTGTCGCCCTTGCCACCGTCACTCATTGTTGGCCCTCCCGTTTCTTGATCTCACGTTCAATGTACCATTTGGCTTTTTTCAAGTCCTCAATGGCGTCTTTCTTCAAGTCACAGCGCCAGATATATTTGATTGCATTACCCAAGTTAAAGCCCATGTGTTCAGTAACTTGGATGCACTCAATACCTGAGGGGTGTTCAGTGTAGTGAGGTGGCCTGTTAACTACGTCGTTCATTTGTATGCGCTTAGTGCGTACATGTGCAGGTGACCCCACAGGCCCACGCCTATGAACACCAAGTAGCAGGCAAACAGGAAGCCCACCAACAGACTAAACGCGCCGAGGACACCCTCACAAATCGCTAACAGTTTATCTTTCATTTCATTCTCCTGATTTAACAACGTAGGGCACCGAGCGCACGTTAGGAAACTGTTCCTTGAACGCCTCGACAGTGATGTCCCTACCAACTTTTACTTCCTCAAACTCAATGCCCTGACTATGCAGTCGGTTTTTGACTATAAGGCACGCAGGACAGTTGTCCTTTGTGTATACAGTCGTGGTTTTTAAGTATTCAGTCATCGTTTTTAAGTATAAGGTGGGGCGGTATGCGCTCCCCCGAGAACTCCCAGAGGTACCGCCCCAATTCAATTATATCTCGCAACCACCGGCGGTGCAAGCCAAGGTCTGTGCGCCTTCAACGTTGTCTGTGTTCTCAGCAAACGCGGCCCAGTTGATTGTTGGCATTTGCGCCAACAGTCGGTCGTAGTCTTCCTTGGTGCACTCCTCGTAGGGCGCCTGTCTGTACGTGCCGCCGTCGTGGGGCAAGAACGACACACCAGACATTTCGTCGAAGTGGTCCCAGACAAACGCACCCACTTTGGGCCACTCGCTCTCTTTGACCGAGATGGTCACAGAGGGCTTGTGCTCACACCAGTGGCGCTGATACGCCAACCAGAGGCCCAAGTGCTTGATCGCGTCAATGTCGTCGCGTGTGGTCAAACCCTCTGGCGCCTTTTGTGGGAAGCTGAACACGATCGTGTTGTTGGGTTTCATCACGCATGGCTCGTTGGGGATGCCTTGGGAGACCAAGAACTGGGACAGTGGGTCCTTCATGTCACCGCGCACGCGGCGGATGTAGTAAGGCGAGTGGCGTGGGTGGATGCCGCTTGCTGTGTCTGTCAACTGGCTCACTGTACCGCTAGGCTTAACGGCCGTGATGGCTGTTGAGCGTGGGATACCAAGCAGGTCGGCGAACTCGGCGTTGGCCTCTTCAGCAACCAAGCGCAACTGGGGCAACCACAACGCGGCGCCGTTTATGTCGCTCGTGACCTTGTGGTCGTAGATGCCGGTCAAGGACACGCCCAACAAACGCTCTTCTTCGGTGTTGCGTTGCCAGACCTTACGCAGGTAGGGGAAGTGCGTGAACGTGGCTTGGATCGTGCCCAAAATGGCCGCCATGCGCACCTTCTGCTTCAGGCTCTCCAGTGTGTCCTCTGGACGCACCATGACCTCTGTCAGGTTACAGAACTGGTAGGGGCGCAGGATGATCTCACTGCAGGGGTTTGTGCCGAACTCGTAGTTGGGGTCACGCTTGCCGTACTTGGCCACAGCGGCCTTGGCGGCCTCGCGGTTGAAAATACCGCGCTCACCTGAGTGGCTGTTGTACAGGGAGGTCCACTCTTCCAAGAACGTGCCCACAGTGGGTTTGACGTCGTACACGGCGCTGTTGTTGGCCAGTGCTCGGTGACCGGCAGTTTCCCACCAGTTACCGGACTTGGCGTGGCGGATGCGCTCGTCGTTCAGGTCGGACAAAGAGATCATGGCAGAGCGGCGCACGCCACCCACCACAACAACCTCGCCAATCTTGCACATCAGGTCGTGGCACTCAAGCGTGTTCAGCTTGCGGCCCTGTGCGGCCTTGAAGATTTTGATTGTGAAGTGGAACAGGTCAACCAGTGGCTCTGGACCGGATGCGCGGCCACCAAAAGTCTTGAGAGGCGTGCCTGCGGCGCGCACCTTGCTCACGTCCCATTTTGGGATCTCGCCGGCGTACAGGTTGGCTAACAGCAGGCGGTAAGACTTGGCCCAACCCTCTTTGCTGTCGTGCACGTTGATGACGTGCTGTGAGTCGAACAGACGCTCTGGCACTTCCGGCAGTTTGTTGGTGTACTTAGATTCCACAGAGAAGCCGACACCCGTACCACAGAGCAGGATGAACATGGCTTCATCGAACGACTTGACGTCGTCCACAGGGAGGTAAGAGCAGTTGTATACGCAGGTGTTGTCACGGTCGGCGGCTTTTCCAGAGGTCATCATGGCGCGCATTGACGGCATGATGTGATGGCCAGAGATGGCGTTAAAGATGTCTTGCTTCATTGAAGAATCAAGCTTGGGGGTCTTGTTAAAAACATAGTCCACATAGCGGGCTACAGTTTCGTTCCAGTCCTCACGTCGATTTTGATCTGGCATGAACTTAGCGTAGCGGCTCTTGTGAATGTATTGTTGGTATTGGTTCATTTTATGGTGATGAATTTTAGAGACAAAAAAGCCCACACGTGAGCATGGGCGCGGGTACAGCAGGGCAGTAATTACTCTGCTGTGTCTTTTGCTTCTTCAGCGGCTTTCGCGGCTTCCAAAGCTTCTGCTTGTGGTCGGCCTTGGTCAACGATGGCCATGATGGTCATGTTAACTTCAGCGAATGGGAGCTTGCCCAACAACGTCAAGATATGGTTGACTTCGTCAACAGAGAACTCAAGTTTGATCATGATAAATGTTCAGAATATTAAACAAAAATTGGGGGCTAGGCCCCCAACCTACTTAGACCGCGAAGTCAGAGGCGGCAGAAGAACCACCACCCAAACGATCGCCGTCTTCCAGCTTTTGCAAGTTGCCCAAACCGCAGGCAATGCCCTTAGAACCCTGTTGGTTGTATGGGTAGAATGTCAAAGACACTCGGCCGTAGCAACCAGAATAGAACTCTTCTGGGTCAATAATTGCGTTCAACTCAGCGTCCACAACTCCGGGCTTTTGCACGGTGTTGGCGTTGATGAAAAACGCGTTCTCGTACGCAGGGTCATCCTTCTCCGCGTCGCCGTCACGCAGGCCGCCTTTAAGGCCCTTAGGCACTGTGCCACCGAAGTAGGCCGCGCTTGCTTGCTTGGCCTTTTCAAAAGCCGCGTTGATCTTGTCAATAGTCTCCTTGTCCTTCTTGTCGATAATCACCGACACAGAGTACTTGGGGGTTTTGCCCTCTTCACTTGCAACGGGCTTGAACACGTTAGCGTAAGAGAAACGAACTTTACCGGTCACTACTTTTTCATTCTTGGCCATCTTGGCCTCCTTGTTTACTAATTCGAGAGCACTTTAAAATAGGCGGCTCTCAAGACCCAAACTCTTCCTTCAACTTCGAGGGCACCAGTTTTGGTTCCCCTGCCGGCTTGACAATCAGGTCACCAAGAATTTCTTGGAGGTGCCCTTTGCCTACCTGCTTTTCCAATTGTGCCACAGATTTTAAACTGGGTGTGGTGAATATATCATCAAACCCTGCTTTCTGCAACTTTTTCGCCGCATCCTCTTGCGCCTCAATTTTACGGTTTGTGCTTGACTGCCCCAACTCGTAACCTGTAGGCACTATGCCATGGTCCGTAGCCTGTGTCAACATGTAATCTTCAACATCTGCCAACCACTTGCGTGTCTTGGAAGCGTCCTTGAGTACCTTTGCCAACTCGCTGTCTGCTAGGAGTGCGGGTGCCTTAAAATCGGCCGCCGCGGCCACATTGTTAAAGTCTGCACGAGCTCGGCACTGGGCCTTTGCTCGGCAAAACTGACAATGATCTCCTGCCACAAAATCCCCTTGGCCGGCATACGCCTTCTTGGCCTTGGGTTTTACTACATGCTCGGCCCAGTCTTGCAAACTTTCTAGCGTCACCGTTTCGGTGGTGATGCTGTCCAGTCGGGGCTGGTGAATAGTATATTCGACATGGGTTATACGGGGGTAGTTTTCCCTATACTTGTACCAACCACCAAGGCCGTACAGCCTCAGTTGTGGGTTGTCCGCGGCGTCCACTGCGACACCCTTGCCGAATTTCAGATCAATCACGCGAACCTTGTTCTCGCTCATGATAACCACGTCGGCCGTGCCGAAGCCGTCTGGCACCCACTCACTGAAGTCCACTCGTTGCTCAAAGTAAGGGGTGTCCCCCTCGCCAATCTGCGAACGAACGTAGAGCACGTAGTTGTCTACATGCGCCTCGAAGTCCTCGTCGTAGTAGGGTGTTGCCTTGACCTCTGCAATGGCCTCGTTGTACTCCTTGGCCGTCATTTGACCAAAATGCCGGCGTAGCTTGGCCTCTGCCATAGAGTGGGCTGTGGTGCCCTCTTGGCTGAAGTCAAACGCGCCTGATTTTCGTTTAGGTTCGGGGAGTACGGCCTCTAGTCGCGCGCTTGGTGTACAAGACATCCAACGCTTGGACCCTGAGGCACTGAGTAGTGCATGTGCTGTGATGATGCTCTCCTTTATACAAAGGTGAAAAAAGCCCCGCGAGGGGCTTACGAAATGTCGGTACTTATTGACAAGTACCGACAGTTTGTTACGCCGCTTTTTTAAGCGCCGTAATTAGGTCGGTAACTGCACCAGAAAAATCCAACACGACGTCGGCCTTGACTTCAAGCTTGTTGCTCTTGTCGTCACGGTAGTCAGAGGGAAACTGGCCCCTCAACGCGATCTCAGCCACCCTGCTGTTAAAGGCCTTGTTCTCCACGTTGGCAAGCAACTGGGTTTCCCAGTAAGCCTGTGAGTGGGTGATGGCCATGTCCAGTGCTTCAGCGAACTCTGGGTGGTTTTTCTTAAACGTCTGCGCGGCCGCGGAACTGATTCCGACGCTTGCAAACATCATTTTTTGGGACGCGCCTACCTTGCCCAACTCTATCAGTTGGTCGCACATCTCCGGTTTGAACTCGTATTTGGATTTGGTTGCCATGGTGTTACCTTATATTCAAGGCCTAAAAAGGCCTTTCCTATATAGAATTACCCATTTTGCGAGGGCTTTTCGACCCTCTGAACCTGAGTATTTGAGTCGCGGATCTGGGCGCGGGCCTTTGCCTCACGTAACGCCTCGTTGACAACTAAACGTGTCACCGCTCCGGCCATTTCCATGGCCTTCTGCTCTTTTGACTTTACGCCCAAGCTTGCCAATAAATTTGTTGCTTCGTTTGCCATAATTACACCTTATTTTCGTCAAGTTTATGATCACCGCACCAGTCGTTAAAAAAGACTGTCGGATAGCCTCCCATTGTTGGCGCATGTCGACGGCAACGTCCAACCACTTTTTCCACTTCTACTGTCGCCGCTTTCTCCACAAACCACATGCAGGTAGCGCAACTCATGCCTTTGGACCGGTGGATCCATGGGTCAACAGGTGTCATATCAGCCTTTCCAAGTAATTGCTTTGACTGCCCACATTTGGGCTGTTTGTGCCTCAGTGATGGCCACACTGGCCATGCGCTTGACCTCTGGATTATCCGTCAAGTTACGCAGGTAGTTCATGCGGTCAATGACCGCGGCGAACTCTTGCTTACATTTGTCAACCTCGTGTGAATTGCTAGGGTTAAACGTCAACCCCACTGCCTTTTCTCCAAAAGATAATTCACGTTCTGTCATGCTAAACCTTTCTTTTGTTGTTCCCTAAACCTACGTAAATCTTTCAGTATGAAATCCCGCTCGTCTTCGTTCTCGAAGTGCCAGATTGACAGCACGTCTTGCCCGTTTTCGAACATGGGATACTTTGCGTCAACCTGAATGTCTATGGTTGGCCACCCATGGTTGACGTACTCCACTATGTACCCGTTCACAATTTTAACTCCTTTCGTATCTTGTTGATTGCCGCGCTGTAGTGGTATCTCCAATACTTCTGGGTAACCGCCAAGTCGTGGTAGTTGTATCCTGCTAAATGCGCCTCAATGATTTCCCTCTGCTGTGGGGTCAGCTTCTCGGCCACGACGTTGTACACGTCCTGAATGGTGTCTGGGCCCCACGGCGCCCACCCTGCGCCGCCGGTTGTAGGTTCCGAGGACGAATCCTCGTGCTCAAGAGGATCCGGCTCTTCGTCTGAAAGCCTGCGGATGGTGGCGTTGATTTTGATCATTGAAGTTTCAGTGCGTTCATTAACGCGTTTTGCATGTCGATCTTCCCTTCTAGCACATCCATGACCTGACTGTCAATACTTTTTTGCATGGTCAGGTGATGAATAATCACAGGCTTTTCTTGTCCCTGTCTGAACAGGCGCGCGTTGGCTTGTAGGTAGTCTTCACTGGACCACGGCAGGTCGAACCAAACGATCTGGGCCGTGTCGCCCACGTTGCACTGCAGGTTTAGGCCAATACCCACGCTCTTGGGGTGGCAAAGTAGCACTGAGACCTTACCAGAGCGCCATAGGGCGATTGTTTTCTCGTCGTCAGGGTCAAGTAGCACCGCCTCAGGAATCGC